ACCCAAAGCATGTAAGTCTGTTGAATAGGAACAGCTCCCAGACTTTGGAAAAACCGTCCCAATCTCATACCCCTGCCTTGGAGCCTGTGATGCGGAAACACACACTGCACACCAATCTTTTTCAACTCATCCAAACTGACCATGAACAGCTTGGCGGCCCCTCCCCACGGAGCACCTTCCCCTACATACCACGCTCCCTGCGTAGCAATCGGCAACCCCTCACTCTCTAAATCCCAGCTCACATTCCAGGAGCAATATCCATAAATCTCCCCATCCACCCTCAACGTAAACCACCTCATATACCCCAGCCTATCCGCCTGAATGATCCGTGCCACATCCAGCTTAAATGGTCTCGGACTCCCATCAGGCTCAACCTCCTTGGCATGAGCCCTCGTCAAATCTCTAATGGCAGGCCAAATGGCCTCAAACGCCTCTCTCTGAACTCTCACAAATCTATGCGGCACAGCTTCAGCCAGCATTTGCAATCTCCAGCTTCAGTTTAATAATATTATCAGCATTTTTTCTTAATTCCTCAACTCTCTTCTGCATATCAACTTGTACATTAATGGGAGTCCATTGAGCCCACCATTGGACGTCCCATGGAACCTCTAGGCAGTATTCCCAAATCCATCTTGCACAACTCTCCAGATCCAAATCCTGATAAGCAACCGTCCGTACCCCACTCGCACTCACAGTCCACAAATCCCTAACTCTCTGACTCCAATCATCTGGATCGACCGCAATTCCCTTCTTCATCAAACTATGCAGACAGTCCATCGGTTCGCGCTGCACAACCAAAAGCTTAGCCTTTGGCAGCCCATTACGAATTACTGGATAAGCGAAAGCCGCTCCTGTTTCCACAGTTCCATCCAGCCCACTCTCGAAGAGTGACAAGCACTCTTCGAGAGTCGAGCATCGACTGAACGCATCGTGTCCGACCGACTTCACCCGGCTCCCATCCTTTATGTAGGATAGCCAGTGGCTAAGCCACGCAGTTCTACTACGCGGCAAGGCGAAGATGATGAAAGGCTCATTCATTAAAAGCCTCCTGGAAACCAAATGGCCGAGGGAGTCGGTCCGTACCAGATCACGTTTATGTGATCGCCCTCCACCATCAAGATCTGCCCGCCCAGCATAGACGCCTTATAATAATTTATCCCATCTCTAGAGTAGTCCACTTCACCCCCTGACAGCGCCATAAACCCGTTCTCCGTGGACCTAAAGGTCCACGGAGAACTAACCAGCGTTTGAACAACAGGAGGCGACTTCGTAACTGGTCCGCCGCTGATTGGTGTTCCATTGCTCGGCCCAGGTCCAGAAATAACTGGCCCATTTGGTGTTTCAATAACCACATAAGAATTATTAATAGTTGTTGCACCGCCACCTGTCTTTGCCCACAGCGCCTGGAAAAAATATTGCCACGCAGGCGTGAGCTGTCCGAAGCCATCCACAATCTGGAAGTCTTTCGGGTAAGCCGACGAAAACTGATAGGGATTAACGCCCATTAGCTGTCCAGAATTTCTGCATCTACCCACGCTCCATTCAATGCAGTTTCGCCGGCAGCGGAGAAACTCAGTTCAAAGATCCGATCTCTCGCCATTCCAAGCCCCCTCCAAGTCGGCCAGGTGTCATACTTCCCTTGTGGGCCATACGGCTGTAAAATCCCATTCTTCCACGTATTCCCTCGATCATCACTCCATCTCAGCGTAATCATCGGGTTTCCATCCGCATCCAGCGGCACATGCCCCGCATCAATATCAGCGTACACAAAATTGAATTTAACTCTTCTCCCATCCGTCAATCCCTCTTGCATCTGTCCCTGTGCTCTTGCCTTCCCAATGTGATGAAAAGTCCTAATCCAGCTGATCGGTCCCGGAGTATGTCCAGGCGGATATCCGGGTGCAAGCGATTTAGTCTCAGCCGCATCATCATAATAATAGTTCGGATTGAGAAAATATAAACTCCCATTCTGCCAATCCCCGCAAACAAACAATCCATTCTGATTACCCCACACCGCATTCTGCATAAAAGCTCCACAATAAGCCCTAGACTTATGCAGAGAACCTTGATAGTCTGTCCAAGCCCACTGATGCCACGCATCGTTCGGATCAGTGATCGCAGCGTCATAAACCCATGTCTGATCACCCGTCGGGAACGTCAGCACATAAAAAATATGTCCGTCAACCTGCGCCGTAAATCCTACCGCATCCTGCACAGTTCCATTTGCAGCCATCTGTCTAATCTGATACTCCAACGCATGGTTAGAAATTCTCCTAGTCTCGTACCCCCTCTGCATCATCACCACGCCCTGCCCCTGCTCATTCCCCGCTAACCAGTAAACCTCAATATTTTGGAATGCCGCCGAATGCGGAGCAAGTATCCCCTGTTGAATATAGATGCCCGGCAACAGCGCAAACGGAAACTGAGCGCCTCCTGTATTATACCAAATCTCACTCCTCTTCGCTCCCAGCAGTATAATCTCCCTCTTATTCACAATCAACCTTAAGAGCCGGTCTTGAAAAGCAGCCTTTGCAGCAAAATAGAGTGGATCAAACGTGACACTCCCAGCCAACGTAGATCCAAAGAAATTAGAGTTCAGCCATCCCCAAACAATAAACGTGTCCAGCGTATCTACGCTCGTCGCGCCTGTAAAAGTCCCCGTCGTATCATTAATTACCGAAAACACGTTCCCCACCAGCTGAATAAAATACCCATTACTTGTCCCATCCGTCAGCATACAAACCACACCATTGTCCGTCATACTTACCGGCCCAGACAGGGAACCAATCGTCCCAATGGCAGTCAAATTTAGTGCATTATCCAAATAATAAACTGTCCCGCCAATAACCACATACGCCCCATTATAGTCCGATCTACTCCAAATCCCTCGCACCTGTGTCAGATTGGCCGGATCATGCGTAATAAACTGCAGTCCCGGCCTCTGGTAATGGGTCATCGGGACAATAGCAAACTCCCTCGGGTTAACCTCCGGGTAAAGATTAATCGCCCTTGTGCAGCTCGCAATATTAGAGCGAGCAGAATATGCTCCGCCAAGAAGAGCCAGCCTCATAGGCTTGTCCTTTCGCTTCGCGAAAGTCCAAGCTCATATAATACCAGTCTCACTCACCTCTCCTGTAAATTGAAAATCTCCTAAAATAAAAATTTTACCTGGCCCTTCTCGCTCCAATATAACCCATACCCGCAGACGTTCCTCCACCAGTAAGCTGCACTACTAAGAAAACACTCTTGGACGCATTCGTATTGATCCTACACCTTCCAGCCGGCAGATAAAATCCTCCTGACTGCATCCCACCCTGTGTCTGCATCATCGACGCCACTCCAGCCAGCACATTAGCCGTAGTTGGCAGTGCAGCACTCGTCTGACTTATCCCCACCATCACCTGAGACGGCCCATTCTGCGCAGTAAAATAGACTGTTCCGAACACGTCCCAATCACCCGCCGTCAACACCAGCGTAGCAATATTGACCGGCACCGTCTGCCCTATACCAACTCCGACGGTCGTCGAGGTAAACAGGACTTCCCCTATGCAACCAGGCGGTGCATTATCCTGTGCAACTGTCCCCAACAGATTAAGCACGCCTCCCATGGTGACGCCGCCAGCCTGCGGCACCTTCGTATCCGAATACTGCTTAGTCGTGGCCCCGAGGGCCACGACAGGGTCGCCAGACAGTACCAGCAGTCCGGACATAGTATCGCCAGACTTCGCTACCCTATTAGCATCTGACGGATGCACATGGTCTGCCCTAGCCCAGGTAGTCCCCGTCCCAACAGCCGCCGTCCCCGCCATGAGCGGAACAACAGTGGAAGGCCCAGGCACAGAGCTATCCACATACTGCTTAGTGGAGGCCCCGAACGGCACCGAGGGATTAGTATTCAGTACAAGTGCCCCCGACATCGTCCCACCAGACAGTGACAGCTTGGTCGGATCAGACGGGTGCTGATGGTCCCCTCTCGAATAAACAGCCGATACACCTGCCGATCCCGCTCCATCCGGCGCAGGCACCGTATTCGATCCAGCCGGCACAACCGGAGCTGGCACAAAGATGAAACCATCAGTGCCCAGAGTAGCCGTATTACCAGCATTTCCACTCACAGTACCTGGGCCTGCAGGGCCTACAGGTCCTGCCGGTCCTTGCGGTCCTGCTGTCCCTGTATTACCGGTCGGCCCTGGCAGTCCCTGCGCACCTTGCTGGCCCATTGGGCCTGCCGGTCCTTGCGGTCCTGTCAATCCAGTATTACCTGCTGGTCCCTGTTGCCCAGCCGGGCCTTGCCCACCTTGCAACCCTTGAGGTCCAGCCTCACCAGGCACACCTTGCGGACCAGCTGGTCCAACCGCACCATCTTGTCCAGCCGGTCCCACTCCTCCAGCTGGTCCGCTAGGACCAGCCGGACCTTGCGGTCCTGTCGGACCTGCAGGTCCAATTGTCCCAGGTGCTCCCGACGCACCCTGCAACCCATCCGCTCCAGGCAGTCCTGGATCACCCTTCGACCCAGCTGGTCCTGCCGGTCCCGTATTTCCAGGAGGTCCACTTGGCCCAACAGGGCCTTGTGGCCCTGGAGGACCGACGCCTCCCTGATCCGCACCCAGCACAACCCAGTCGGCATCTTGCATTCCATAGACCTGCCCATCCGCAGGTGCAATCAGCGGATGACTATCAGCCTCCGCAGCCAGCTGTTGCAAATCAAGCCCAGTCGGCATGACTGGTCCGGTCGAGACATTAAAACTCGGATACTTCCCAGTCACCGCCATCCCACTCTCCTCAAGCCAAGATCCTGACACTCGCCTTCCGCGTAACAGTCACAGTCGGCGTATAAATAATAACAATCAAACCCTGTCCTCCAACTCCACCAGTCTGACCGCCAGCTGAGTTGGGCCAGCCCATACCGCCACCACCACCCCCATACAGTCCCCCTGCACCACCACTATTCCCAGCAGAAGATTGCGATCCTCCACCTCCACCGCCACCTCCCGGTCCATGCGAAGCATCCCAGGTACTTTCAACTCCCACACCTCCCGCACCAGCCAGCGTAACAGTAGTCGTTCCAGTCCCACCTCCACCACCCCCTGAGCCATGCGCTCCTGCTTGCCCAGTAGTCGTAGCAGTTCCAGCAGCACCACCTGCCGTTCCATCTCCAGCGGCTCCACCTGGGCCACCAGTCGTCGAAACAGAACTCGAAGCATTTCCACCTACACCCCCAGCTCCTCCAGTATTTCCAGCGCCTCCACCTCCACCACCCGCAAACGCAGCAGTAGTCGAACTTCCCGTCCCACCAGCACCGCCTACACCTCCTGGACCAGCCGCACCTCCACCACCCGCCCCGCCATCATGATTACCCCCAAAACCTGAGCCAAAACCACCCTGCCGAACAACCACATTACCTATATCATTAGTCGTCGCCGTCGTCGCATTACTCACCGTATCAGTTCCATGCGCTCCACCAACTGCACCACACAGCGAAGTAGCCAGACTTGTTCCACCAAACCAAGTCGCTCCTCCTGACGTCGCCGCAGCTGGCGTCGTCCCAGGAGTACCTCCAGCCCCAATCGCCATATTAATAACTGCTCCACGTGTCAGCGTCAAATTAGCTGACTTGGCATAATGCCCACCCTCTCCACCAGTTCCCACATTACTGCTTGTACTCGTCCCCGCTCCACCACCACCAATGCACTCAACCGAATTAGCTGCATTATTCCAATCAGACGGAACAGTCCAAGTTGTCCCAGATGTAAGAAAAATAGTTGTCATGGGATGTTGTCTTTCAAAGAAAGACAACATCCCATAAGCAGTATTAGAATATATTTCATACTCTCATCGCCAAAATAGTAATCCCTATATCAGCCAATGTGCTGTCACTCGTCGACGGAGCGACGAGTGACAGCACATCCCCAATAGCCAAACTCCCACCTGCACCTGCAAGCGTAGCAGATGTATGCGACCCATTTGTAATTGTCACAGTCCCCAACGCAGTAGTAGTTCCACCAGAAATTTTGTTCAACGTAAACACGGCACTCGCCGTTGCCAGCGTAGCATCATAAACGACCGTTCCAGCCAACGCAGCCGGTATGGTCAAAGCCATCGCTGACGGAGCATTAACCATCGCCCCATTCGCTGGTACGCCCGGAAACGCAAAACTAATCGGAACCTTCTGCACCTCAGCTGGCAACTGAGCATAAGTTATACTTCCTGTTATCGCATTCGCTAGCACAAAAGCAGTCGTCGCAATATTATTCGAATTATCTGCCAACGCCGGTGTCGGCGCAGTCGGCGTCCCCGTCAGCACCGGCGAGTTGAGCGGGGCGTAATTCATATTAGCTGCCCCAGTCACCAGCCCCTTAGCATTAACACTAATACCCTGGAATGTCCCAACATTTGCATTCACATTGGCCAGGGTCGTCGACACAGTCGTCGACCCTGTCCCTACCACATCTCCTGTCAGCGTAATTGGCTGATTACCAGTCAAGAACGAAGCAGTTGCTGTATTCCAGTCTGAAATATCATTATGGTTAAGCGTTACAACTCCCGTCTTCCCAGCCACACTCGAAACCGAGGCCGTCGTAGGCAGCACAACCCAAGCCGCACTCTGCCTTACATAATAATTCCCGTTATTCGGAGCATCCGGAAAAGTAGAAAACCCCGCACTAATATCCGCAGCCAGCTGCTGAAGGTCTTGGCCGGTAGGCATAAGCCGGCCAAGACTAGTATTGAAGCTAGGATACTTTCCAGTCGAGAAAGTCACTTGCTTGCTCCTCAGGCAAAGTCAGCAATCTGCTTCCATTTACCTAGCGTCATACAAATAAACCCAGTCATATGCCCTGCTGCCAGCGAAACAGCCACCGTCCCTGCATTGGCAGCAGTCACCCCGTGTGGGACAATAACGTCCGTGGCCCCCGTATTGGGATTACTCTGCAAATTAAAGATATTCATACTTGCAGCGCCACCATTATACACCCAACAGAGTGCATTCATAATAGCCGGTGGCAGCACAACAGAATCCGCCGCCGTTGCACAGACATCCACCTCATTGAACCCCAGGACGAGTGGAGTCGCCAAAGCAACTCCACCGCCCGCATGAGCCACAACACCATTCACGCAGCCCAGCACCATGTTGAAGAACTTCGACAGCTCTGTCGAATCGATCAACCCAGAACCTCTCCCCGTTTGGAGAGAGGGCAGATACGCCAAATGTGATCCAGGCATCTCAGTCTCCTTGAAGCCTTTCAGGCTTCAAGGAGCCTGAAAAGCAGTTAACGGTCATACAATTTCTCCTCTTAGGAGAAGTCGCCGACCTGCTTCCAGATGCCCTGCGTAGTGCAAATGAACAGGCTCGCATGCCCATTCAGCAGACTCAGCCCAGTCGCACCTGCCACCAGCGCAACCGATCCATGCAGAACAAACTGGTCCAGGATATTATTATTGAACGGATTAGCCTGGGCCACAATCTTCCCAGACAGTCCAGCTGCCGTATTCTGCATGTTGACCCAGACGCTCGACCCCATGACCGCCGGAGGCATGACAACGGAGTCGCCCGTCGTAACCACGGTATCAATCTCATTCATCCCGGTGCTCAACAGCGGCGTTGCCGCTGTTAGAGCACCACCCGCCAGCGCCGTAATATTGTTGGTGACGGGGTTATTTGGAAGTGTATAGACAGACATCTCTCATCCTCTCTCAGTAAGATCTATCCGAGAATATATTATATATTCCCGGCCTACTCAACTCCTGCGGCAGACTCAACTGAGCAATCTGCACAGAAGTATTCTTTATGGCCGCTCTCGCACCCTTTGCAAGATCAGGCAGCGTATCCCCCGGAAATGTCCTCATCCCATAGTGCGGTCTCAGCCGCATCGCCAAATTCGTATAAAACGCATTAAAGTAAATAAACGGCAGCTCAATCAGATCCTGAGCAGTCACAAACTGAAGTGGAAGCTGATCCCTAATAACCACACCAACACCATAAATAGAATTAGTAGGCAGAGGATACAGAAAAATCCTACCAAGTGGCCATGCCGGATCATAATAGTACGCTCCCGGAAAGCTTACCATCCCTTTCAGCGCAATCCTCGCATAGTCCTGCATGCTATCCAGCGCGTACAGCGGATAATCAATCGGCAACCCACCTGACTGTCCAGGCTGTCTCAAGAAGACTGCCTTAATTCGTCTCGGCGCAACCGATGTAGATTGAGTCGGACTAACCAGCGTATTGTTCGGTCCAGTCTCAAACCCTCCCAACACCCCAGCTCCTGGTCCAATCGGAAAATAAAACACCGGAGCTTCCGCAGTCCCTTGATCCAGATCAACCGGTAACAGAGCCCTATCCACTGCCTGCACTGTTATGGTCCGCGTCCTCCAGACCATAAACGTATCTTCGCCCCACTCCTGCAACATCCATTGCAAACGAGCCCAAGCGTCCGCAATCTCCTCCCCAGTAGGACTCTGCCCCTGACCAAGCGCACCACACTCCTTCAGTGCAGCATTGCAAATATCATTGACAGAAGTCGCTAACGGGGTGAGCTGAGACATTTACGCAGCCTTTCCAGGAGTAGGAGCCGGCTTGGAGTCAGGCACCACCTTGCCCTTCATCTCCTCAATCTGCTTCCTCAAAGCAGCAATTTCTTCCGTTTGCAGCTCATGTGTGGTCTTTGGCGGTGCCTTGATATGAGTCTCCGGATTGGCTCTCAGCGCCTGCGCCTCAGTAAAATGCCAGCCCTGCGCAATCAGCTCAGCTTCCTGAGCCTCCGTCTCCACAATGATATTCCGCACTCCCCACACCGCACCCGCATACTTAGGCTTCCCGGTCTCATCAAAGACTGGTCTATTGTCCCGATCCGTGACCAGGATACCCTGCGAAATAAGCTGCAGTTCCCCCTTAGGATGATAGAGCATTTTCGGATACTCTACCGGCCCCTCATAAATAGAGAGCCCATCATTGCTGACTGCCTGGACATTGGCCTTATTCGCCTCAAACAGTCCTCGATCCTCCATCGAATGATAGATAGAGTACACTTTATTCATCCGGTTACGAGCCATTGTCGCCTCCTTCGGAGGCGACAAGGCACGTAACCAAGCCGCCTCTCAGATTGGTATTCACTTCTTGTGCCTTTCAGCTTTAGTCATCTCCCCACGCTTCACGCCCTTCGCAGTGGGTTTATTAGTTCCCTTCTTCAGCTCCCCAGCTTTCTGCAACGTACTGGTCGCCACAGCCCAGGGATTAACCCCTGGGCTTGTCTTCTTGATCGCCTTAACAGCGTCCTCCAAGATCTTCGGCACTACACCCTCCCCTTAGGGGAGGGTGTAGGAGTGGCAGGCTTCTTAACCTCCACGGACCTCTGTACACTTACCGTCGCCGTAGTCGTAGTCTTCGTTTCCGGCTGTTTCACAGGAGGAGCTGCCGGAGCCTTCGGGATAGGCTGCGGCATCTGCTGCTCAGCTCGTAAAGGAATAGCGACCCCATTCGACACAGAGAACGCTGATCCAGCTACATTGACCGCCTCCAGCTTACAGTCAATGGTATGCCCTGCATCCGCTGGAGCAATACTATATTCATTGGAGTCTGTCCCAATATTCGTATTCACATCCCTTCTAAACTGATAATGATAGGTCTGCGGCTCACCTGTCCATTCACCCATCGTACAGTTTAGCATACTCCCAGACTGACTCAGATAAGGAGCATGCTTTACAACCGGAGCCATCGCTGGCTTATCCGGTCCCATCGGCTCCATACTCGGATGCTCCTTAAACCCATTCTTCTTCGCCTCAGCCCTCTCCTCCACATCATACACAATGCACTGTCTAGGCCCATCATAGAGCATCATCGGATATTTCGCACCGACTTCCGGCATGTCCTCCTCCTCTACTGACTCGGGAGGCCAGAATTGGCCTCCCATCTCTTCCAGCATCTCAAACCAGAGGCTCTGCTGTGCAGAGCCTCTCTTTGTTGGTGGCTTATATGACATCCGCCACAACCACGGCCCATTCCGGCCTGATCCACAGATACCCATACAGCACATCCAACCGAGTAATCAGCTGATCAGTCCCGATAAAGTAATCCGTGATCATCCTCATGGAAACCCCGTCAAACTGCTCACGCGCAACCGCATGAACACCCTCTGGAGTCTCCAGATCAGCCGTAGCCAGCGTCACTGCTTCCGGAGCGAACACGAAGTTCTTCCGGTAAACCGAGGATGCAGCCAGTCCATTCGTCGGGTTAACCGCAGCCCCATTAGCCGGGCTCGCAGTCACCGTCTGATACTGGACGGGCAACCCACCAGCAGGCGGTACAACAGCCGGATACAGGAACAGCGAAGTCCCACCAACCGCAAGCGGCTGCGTGACCACAAACTGCTCCAACTGCCCAGTGGTCTGCTTGGTGATCCTATTGACCTTGAATACACCAGCAATGGTCACAATATCGCCCACCGCCAGCGTGCTCGCAGCCGCCGTCACCGCAATCTGCAGCCCAGTTTGATTGGCCCCATTAATAGTCAGCGAACCCTGCGCCATGCTCCCACTCGTATGGGTGATGACGGTCTGGTCCTTCATCCAGATGAAACCGAGCGCATCATACATACGCCCGGTCACATACTGCCGGCCAATCTCCGGTGCCGGGTTAAGCAGGCCAGCCAGCGTGGCAACCATCCTGGCCTCAGTCACCGGATTATTGACAACCTTCCGGTTCTCAATCGGTCCCGAGTTATTATCCAGGTTAGCGCCCGCCAACAGATAAGTTGCTGCAATGGGGCTCAGGATATTCTGACTGGCATCCTGATTAGCCACAAAGTTGCAGATACCACCCTCAGCTCCAGACATGATGTCCGAGGCTACAGACCCAGCCAGATTATTCACCGCCGGAGCTAAAATCCTCCGCGAAAAGTCATCCAAGCTGAGGGTACGCTCCTGGGTGGTGAACGCAATATCCACATGCTTCTGCGTCGCCATTGTGAGCGTAGTATTCTGTTCCGCAGTATCCTGCACTGACAGTGCCGGACCCGTGGTAACAATATAATCATTCGGCAACCTGATCCTCAGCGTATTGCCAATCTTAGCCCCCGCCACCGCAAAGGAGTCATCATATTGCATATCCACATTTTGCAGAAACGCATTGCTATTCTTCCAGAGTCTGACCGCCTCTCGGGTGATCAGATTAATAGTGAGCAGTGTATTAGCCATCAGTCAGTCTCCACCGCAGACTTCGCCTGCGGCGAAGTCTGAGAAACAGTCTTGTGGCAGAGCGACCACTGGTAGACTCTGGAAAGCTTGCTTTGCAAACCTTCCCTCAGGGAGTTACAGTTCCCAGAAACTGGCTAAGAGGCAGGAGCCTTAGCATCTCCGACAGGACATTCGTCCAGAAACTAACGTATACGCCTTTCCGCCGCCTGTTTATTCCGCGCATTCATCCAGTCATCAATCTTCATCTCAGCTCCCCTTTCCGGATCATCCGGCTTCGTCCCCGTCACTGGACTCGTTGACCCGAGCGGCCTGATCGGCTTAGGAGCCTTGCTTGGGGAAGATTGGCCTCCTTCAGAGGCCAACTTTCCCACTTCCATTGCCATTTTCATCGGACTCATCCCCAGTATCCTCGAAGCCGCATTCAGATCCGACCCCAGCTTATGAATAATCGCCTCGGCATCACCTGTCTCCAGGGCAGCCTCCAAAAACAGATTATACTGCTGCAGACTTCTCGCATCCGTCTGATCCACCAGCTGAGTCAACCCACTCAGCCTCACTTGCCAATCCGGATACTTACTTGCACCCCTATTCGCAGCCTCATTGCACCTCGTATTGAAAGCCGTCTGATTTGCAACCAGACTAGCTCTCTCATTAATCATCTGATCAATCTGGGCAGGCGTGAACGCCTGTCCAGTTGCTGGATCAACCGTCTGTTGTCCTGCGGTTGCTCTCGCCTCATAGTCCCTAAGCCTCGCCGTCAGCTTGGCAACTCGATCCACTGCACTCTTCGGCCAGATCCCGGAAGGAGTGTGGGGGGAAGGAGTGGGAGAAGGAGGTGCCCCCTCTTCCTTCCCCCCTGGAGACTCGTCCGGCTTCGCCGTCCGAGTCTCCTCCGCCGTCTGAGAGCCAGGGGGAGTACCGGCATCATCCGAGGCGGTAACTACAACCTTATCATTCTCATCAGCCATTCAGTTTCTCCTTATGAGCCTTTCGGCTCTTCGAGCCGAAAGTCTCAATTTCGGCGTATCCCTGCTGCTTCCCAAGCATCTTCATGTCTCCCCATCTGCAGCGATCTATCCAAAATCAGTGCCTCATGAATCTTCTCTCTCGACGCCTCATCAATCCCCGGTGCAGCAGCCGGATCAAGCATCCGGGCCAGCACAGTCCTCGCTGCCTCGACACCCTTTCCCCAATTATGTTCCAGATAAATCTGCTCCAACTCCTTAGCCGTCGCATCCGGAAACTGCCTCTTAAAGGAAGCCCAGTGCTCATTATGATGCATCAGCGCATCATAACTCTCCATAATAATCCCCACCGCCGCATCCGCTATCATCGGATGCACATGCTTCAGCCTTCGATTGCGCTTCCTTGCTAACTTACCATAAACCGCCTTCGCAGCTTCATCTCTACTGTTCATCGTTCTCTCCTCCTTCATCCGGAACAACCAGTGGCGTCACTCCTCCGGTACCTCTGGCTGCCAACAGATTTCTCGAACTTTTCCTAGCTGGATCAAATGCTGCGTGTGGATGTCTAACCTGATTAGCATGTCTCACAACCAGCTGATCCTGATGCCCACCAATATCACTAATTCCCTTTAACAACACTGCATCATGACCCTGAGCCCACATCTTCTTAATCACTTTCTGCATAGCTGTCGGACCATAACTAGTTCCACCAGCTTCCTTCTTCCAATCTATAACAATTGGGTTATCAGCCCTCACTACATGCGGATTAACATTCGTCCCATACATAGTAGCAATCTTCTTCCCCTCCTTACCCTGTGTCTCAGCCGGGGCTAAAAACAGTCCCGGTTCATTAGTCTTCGTGCTTGGATCTCTATAACCCATCTCAGCCGAGTCCCAAGAGAATGGCCCATGCTGTTTCACACCTCTCCAGAACAGCCAATTCTTATCAATCGGTGCAAATCCCTGCTCCTGCATCCTCTTCATCACCGAGGCATTATCCATCGGCAAATTCCCCGGATTAAATGGCTGCTGTACACCACTTGTCCCCGGTGCAGTCTCATGAGCCAAATTAGACGGAAACGGCACATT